TACTTAAGCAAATGAGGCTCAAGCTCCCTACTAGTTAAACTAGTCTGGTCATTGACGCGTTTGCAGTCTTCTGTCTTTTACTAAGCCAAAGACAATAGGTTTCACTGTACCTATTCCCCAAAACAGGGATCGGGGCTCTTACGAGGCTATGATCTAGCGTGATCCTCTCCAAATTAGCTTACTAGTGACATAGTAAGTTGATAAAGATGAAGGAGATCAACAGCATGCTCTGCCACTGGAGGGCATTTAGTAGGTTCCCCAACCTAGCTGCATACTTGATCACCACTAACAAGTGGTCCTTGTATGAAATCTAATAAAGTGTGTAACATAACTACCTATTTACCACACAGATGTTTAGTGTTTACCGACTTCACGGTTTTGTACCTCTTCATCCTGCCTTCTAAATATAGAGAGACGGATAGTAGCGAGTTAGTGTTGTCTGTGTCCAAGCAATAAATGTTTGGCTCTTTGAGTAAATTTTGCCCAAGGCCCTGTATATACTGATAAACGAGCGTAAGAACCTTACAGACACTGTACAGTAGATCATTAAATCTACGTGCGCCTATAAAGCCTTAGCGTCGAATACCCGCTACTTAGGACAACCAAGGGACACCGGCCTTGCCAGGTGAGGGTAGTCTATCAGGTCACCCTGATGTGGCTATTATTATGGTCAATAGCGCTATGCCTCTAACGAGGTGTTGAACCACGGAGCCGATTTAAGTTCCCTTTAGGGTTATCATTGACCCTTCGGAGCAAGGCCCCCCTTCGGGTGCTGGTCTGACAAACATGGGGACCATATTGTGACAGCCATCTATTAGTGTTTGGTGGACAAGGCGTTAACCGCCCGCTTTGGAAAGCGGTGGGTGGCTGTCCGACACAATGAACCACCTGAGTAGGAGAATGTCAAGGTATTTAAGAAAACCTTGCATGCTATTGAGTAACAACAGACATGTTATTCGTCACAGACAGGTGAAACACTGAAAGCCTTACTATTCCCTCGTACACGATTCGAATCTCTATCCTGTGGATGATGATTCTCGTCGCGGGATCGCTTTACGCGTGAAAGGACGGGTACGTGGCGGCTGGTACACCGACCTGCTCATCTCTGTAAAGAGAAAGAGGGGAACCGATATCTAACACAATTCCACTTTGAATTAACTTGTAACTAGTTTATAATCATGAGCTTCTTTTCCCTTTCGGTACTTGGTCCCTCACAATTACATCCTATTGCGTTACTTACTAATTGTAGAATGTTTTCGACATCTTGTCGTACTCTTAAGGTTCTAGTGGAGCATCCTATGGTGCATCATGTGGATTGGAGTAGAGTTGCAGCGGGCTACTTTGCAGTAGTGGATCCCCTCGACGGAGGGGGGGTTCTATACCTAAGTGATCGTGAATATAAAACCCAATTGCATGTTTCTATGTCGTCGGATACGCCTCTAACGGTGTTGGCGCGACCCATGGATCGACAACCAACCGACGCCGAGTTCAAGCTGGCAAACAATCCC